TCTCTCTCTCTATCTCTCTCTCTCTCTCTCTCTCTCTCTCTCTCTCTCTCTCTCTCTCTCTCTCTCTCTCTCTCTCTCTCTCTCTCTCTCTCTCTCTCCACATCACTTATTCCAGGGCAAGAACTTTTGTACCCACTTCCACAAGCCCTGACCTATAACTGCACCTGCAACAAATATGCATATGGTGTAGAAGACCGTTCCCAAGACACTAGAAGTGGAATTTTCAGCCAACATAAGGTATTCCATGGTTACCTCCTTCAGCATGTTTTTCGACTACTTTTGGATACAAGACTTCACAAGGCGTATGATTGTCGTGGAAAATGTCGGTGTGGCGGAACTGGCAGACGCAGCGGACTTAAAATTCGCCGGCCTCAAAAGCTGTACAGGTTCGATTCCTGTCACCGACATTTGACGTGTGAACAATAAGGGTAGAAATGAATAAAAAGGCACGCAAAACAGCATCTCCAAAATCGTCGAAGTCAGCGAAGAGGAAGTCGCCATCATCATCCCATAGTCGATCATTAGAAGACTTGGCTAGTCGTAAGGCACGGGGGTCAGAGTCTGCGAAAACGCCAGCCTCATCATGTTTCAAAGGGCTGAAGAGCAATATCTCCCGCAAGGGGGCGAAGAAGGTTTGTGATGAAAATCTAGAGATCAAGTTCAGGAGCAGGTATGGCGCAGAAAGATTTTTGCGCATGATAGATGATAGAAGAGCAAGCATCACTGGAGAGTCGGCTTTCATGCGCTTCTCCACCAACACAGAAACTGGCGCTGTGGATTTCGTTGACTTTGAAGATGGTCCAACCATTCGAGTCGGTTCTCGCATACCTGGAGTTGGTATTGTCAAGTCTGTCGACAAATGGAACTATTCGAGGAGCGATAAGTGTAAAAAAGACTCTGTCATGGTCATGTTCAAGCATGATGGTTCAGGTTGATAGGGAAATAGCTGCACGTGCTCTTGCGCTCTGGGAAGACTTCCCATTCCTGCAACCAACTGCTGGGAAATACAAGCTTATCAGATGTGATGACGGGTGGTGCTGGCATCACGGTTCTTTCAGGTCTAAAATATCACTTTCTGAAGCCGAAGAGGCCATATCTGGCAAAATGCTTTCCGCCCTTAGAAGGATGTGGACAAAGATCAGTATCGAACAGGTCGATGGAAATAAGGTAGTCCTTTTCAGTATATCTTGCTCGAATGAACATTCAAGCATCATGGGTGTCGGGAAAAGCCCATCGCTTGCCATGTTTGATGTATGGTCTTCATCAGAAACTTAATGTAAAAAGACTAGCACATCATTCTAATGCGCCCGAACCTCAAACTGCGGTCACTTCAGTCGCAGTAGGTATTTTGTCTTATTTATGGCTGCCACCATTTCGTCTATGATGTTCATCAGGTCTGATCTTTCTCCAGAAACCTGAGATATCTGTGATGGTAACTCGCCATTGAGCCATTCTACTTTTTCTGTCAGGTAATTCATGATGGCATCAGAGCCTGGGTGATTTGTGCACTCAGTTCGGAAAGAATCCTTGGTCTTGGGTACTCCTGAGACGCCTGCAAAGGTCTCCACGAAGTCGTCTACAAGTGGATCTAGTGTTTCGTACAACTTGCCAAGTGCCTTGTGCTCGGCATAAGACTGCGTCTGCCAATGCCAAACTTTTATCTGTGACTGCATGCACAAGAATGTAGATATCATGTTCATGGTATTATTTTAGATCTTTTCCAATGCCGTCCTTTTATGGGCTATTGGATTTATTTGGATCGTAAAGTTTCCCCGTTATGGAGTCTATAAGATATCCAGATTCTAGTTGTTGTAACTGTGTATTGTTAAGTGCTTGAGATGTTTCGGATATCGAAAACAGAACATCTCTGCTCTGTTCTTCCCCTAAAAGTGCAACCGATGTCAGCAATGTGTCCATCTGCCGCTTCACCATATAGCTAGGATTTTTGAAACCTCGCACCCCAAAGATATCATAAATTGTGCGTGCGAGACTGGGATCAGAATTGATCATCATGACCGCCTCCTTGAGGATTTTGGGTGGCAGGGTTGCATTGTTATTGAGTGCATCTACTATGGTTGCTATCAAATGTTGCCCTTGGCTAGGGTATCTACGCAAAAATTCCGGGCAACCTATTTCCTCCAAAGCATTGACTAACAGTTCAAAACATTCTTTTTTTACCCAGAGGACATCGTGAAAATCTACTAAATGACCAATAAAATCGATGTACCAATCTGAATCTCGTCCTGATTTGCACACATTGTCAAATTGCTCGTTCATAGTTTTAATTGCTTGGTCACGGCTGGTACCTTTTTTTCCTGTTATTTTAGAGACGAAGTTCGTGACCAATTCATCCACCTGACGGCTCACTTTATCTTCTGAAGTTTGTGTTAAACCATAACGGGATATTACGAACATAATGTGATTTTTTATCAGTAAATCAGATGATTTGTGATTAATGAGTTGAGGAGCTGGATATGCCATGTAGGCCTCATCAAGAGCATTCATGATTATGTTTTTTAACTCGACATTGACATTTGGAGGGTCAGGTCTAGTACTGAGTTCCTGATCGGTAGTATTTAATAGCATTGTTATGGCTTTTAAGCTTGGTGGTGGTAACCTCTTTGACACCTCATGTAAGAATATGTCAGCATGCTTGCTCTGCAGATTGTCTGATACCACATTCGGCATGATTATTTTTCTCCCAAATCAACCTTTACACCTTCAGAGGACATACCAAACAAAGACAAGTAATACTCTTTATGTACGAATATAAAATTAGTTCTGTCGAAAAGGTTGTGGATGGAGACACCCTCGACTGCACTATGGATCTTGGATTTGGCGTATTTTGCAAACAAAGAATCCGCTTGCACGGGATTGATACCCCTGAAACTCATTCAAAAAACCTAGAAGAAAAGTCTATGAGTGAAGAGTCCAAGGTATTTCTTACATCTTGGATTGAAAAACATAAGGACAATTTGGTCATCAGGACATTCAAAGATGATAAATATGGCAGGTTGCTCGGCATTATAAGTGAGTCCACTGGAGAAGTCATTAATGACATAATGGTAAAACTTGGCTATGCCTGGGCATATAATGGCAGAACCAAAGTAAAAGACTTATCTCGATTGAAGGAGTTGCGCAAATCTGCAAGCTCCTGACGGTACTGCAGCCATACTTGAGGCAAGTGTGAAAGTTTCCCATCGGTGACCTGCGCATGCACCTATCATGCGCAAGTTAGATGTCAATGCAGAGGGGAAAAAGAGAGATCTATGTCCTGATAGTTGTTAGTGATCTCTTCTCCGATGATTATGCGCCTTGAGGCATAGCCATCTCCATTTGAATCAAACACAACATTTGGGATGTCTTGATGATTCACAAATGCATCGCCGTCAATCCCGAAGGTTCTGACGCCTGTCGAATGGTCAACATAACTTCTTAACCTAACTGACTTTGCGACATGCGACGGCATGGAGTTTATCACCTGATCGCTCCACTCAACCTTGATGTCGATGGACGGGTTCCTGCGCCAAATCAGTGCGCCAGCAGGCACATCTTCTTGAGCAAACAAACCAAATCCGTGAATACTAGACCTGTCTATCGATGTCTTGATCAGCCACATACATAATTATACGGTAGAAGTCGAAAAAACCTTATGAACATGCACGATACTGTAATTACGCAGTGACATTCCCATGAAGGAGCATGGTAAAAAATTGTATAATTATACTCGGAGCAATGCATGAAAAAGCCAATTTTTAGACTAACTGGTAAATTGGCTGGTGTTGTTGATCGTCCCAGTAGCAATTTGAGTGATGTATTTGAGCCGGGAACAGAGAAGTTAAAGACTGAAGTGTTACATAACATCCAGCGCGGTCTCTCCACCATATCGTCATACCTGTCAAAAGAACATCCCGGGGTCAAGATCACGCATTATGAAATCGTCGGAGCAGCAGTAACTTTCCAATACACCCCCAAGAGCGATGTAGACACCACCGTTTTCATCAACATACCTGAAACAGATCCAAGGTTTAAAGTCATCAACGATTGGATTGGAGAAAATGTTGACAACACCATGTATTTTGGGAAGAGACCATTCCAGTTCAAGATAAAACCAGATTCATCAGTGGGGGCGCAAAGTGCCAATGCTGATGCCATTTACGACCCCACTAGAGAGCGCTTTGTGAAGAGGCAAAATCCGAGTGCTGCCTCAGTGAATTATACCCAATTTGTTGAGTCAGGAAGTTCTGCGGAACGCCTAGAGTACCGTCGCATAGAGGAAAGGTTGCGAGGGATGGTGAGGTCCTGGGCAAGGGTGGGCAGAAAGGCACTTGAATCAGGAAAGCCAAGCGAGTCTAGGAATAGGAAGTGGCTTGAAGCTCAAGCTCATGAGATGGCTGAGGCATTGAAGCGTTTGAAAAAACTCAGAGGGGATGCCTATAGTCAGCCCGCAGGTTATGGCAGAATGAGTCAAAACTGGGGTAGAGGTAACATAATATTCAAAATGATGGAAAGAGATGGATACTTAGAGTTGTTTCAACTCATCACACAAGCCATGAGGAATAAGCAACTTCTACACCCACGCAATCTTGCAGCATCTGTGGAACAAGCTGAAAAAATCATGAACCAGCCTGTTGGTTTCGACCCAACCGCCAACCGAGAATAGTCTTGACAGCAGGGCGTTGAGGTCGTAAGATGACCTCATGACCGAAGGAAGACTGCCGCCTGAATCATGGGTCGTCATCTGCGGAGAGCAGGATAAACATGGGAATGTACTCATTCTTCAGGATTCCATTCCTGGCATGGGTTGTAGGTATCTCGTCTTTAGGTCTCGAAAGGCTGCTGAGCACGAGGCAAAGCAGATGAACAAGATTAGGCAGAATTTGAAGTTGACAACTGAGTACAAAGCCTGTAGGCTGAAACACCAGTGGATGGACGACCTCCTGTGGCACATATCCGAATGACTTTAACTATCAGGAAACAGAATGGACAAGAACCCAGTCGAATCTTGGCTCAGTAGACTTGCACCACTGTCTAAGGTTTCTGCTTCAGGATCAATCAGGTCGGCAGAGGTCTTCCTTTTTGGGGAGGGGGCGGCAGCATGGCACATGGTGGGGGTTGATGACCTCAGCAGGCTAGCATCACACCTAGGGCATAGTAAGTCACAGGCAACGGTTGCCAAAGAGATGAGTTTTGTCAGGGAGGTCATCAGGGAATGCTGGCGTCTTGGTCTCAAGAGCCACGAAGACCTCCAGAGGGTCACCAGCCTCCGCTGGAGCCGCCCGGCATCCCCCCCGTGCGGGCGCCATGTGGATCGCGAGGACAGGTACAAGATCATCGAGGCGTGCGGGGATGGCCACCAAGGTCTTCGCGATAGGGCCGTGGTGAGGCTGCTCCTGGCGGGTCTACGGAGGGTTGAGGTGACAGTCCTCAGAACCACGGACTTTTCGCCTGACATGTCCCATGTGAATGTTATAGGCAAGGGTGGCAGGCGGCGCCAGGTTCCTCTTGGAGAGAAGGCAAGTGCCGACCTCCTGGCATACCTGTCCGTTAGGGGAAGAGACAGGGATGGCTTCTATATCCTCCCACACGAGTGTGGAGCCTTTGTGAGGTACCACAGACCTATAACTAGCCGAGCCATCAACAAGATAATCCGCAGGGTGGCGGCCAAGGCCGGGGTGTCGTTTACGCCACACGACCTGAGGCGTACCGCCATCGGAGAGTGGCTTGGCGGGGTAGACATCTCTGTTGCCATGAAGATGGCTGGCCACTCAAACCCGCAGACAACAGTCAGATACGACCGCAGAATTCATGACGAGGAGGCCAAAATGGCTGCTTCATTCATGGATTGATTTGTCACAATATCTCTCGACTACCGCCTTCAGGAGCGTAAAATCCTCTTGATCAATGACCTGTCTCGCAGAAAAGATAGAGTCTATCATCGCCAAAATTGAAGGCTGTGTCATGCCTGATAGCGGCGACCGAGATGTTCTCATCTCTGCGGCGGAAGAAATCAGGATTTTGAACAAGTCTGTTATCGGGTCTGACGTCATCACGCTACAAAAGTTGAAGTCATACAGGCATAACTTGGTCATGTCCACCATGGATCAGATCATTGTGGATGAGGCAATAGATGAACTTGTGCGGCTCACTAGGAAGATCAGACTTTTGGAGAGGAGAATCAATAGTGGTGAATGAACATGCAAACAGGTTGTTCTCCGATGTTGACATCCTAGAATATCTCGAAAAATTCGATTGTGACGGCTATTACGACGAGAAGACAGGCGAAGGCTCACTGACGGGTCTTGTCGGGCTTGTGTACGAAGTTTTCAACCTCCTGAACGGTGGTGAAAATGACAGGTAGCAACTATTGAATGCTCTCAGGAAGATGAATGCGTGCACAACAATAGCCTTCAGGAGGATTCGTAACTCCATCGGCCGTAGTTTCTTCATTGGATCTTGCTTGACAATGAACTTGAGTGTTATCTTGTTGACAATATTTTCCATCATCTTCGTTGCACTTATCGTTTCTAACTGGCTAGGATCATGCAGTTTGCATTCATCGATAGATTAGACCGCATGCGGTTGCAGAACTTTCCAGGATTAAAAAATCGAATGAAAAGAGTGAATCTATGAATATCAAGCGTTCAGCGGAAGATGCAGATAAAGAGAATGTAGTCTTGCGCTCTATGGTGAGGATGTGGGAGGACATTGCCGAACCTGGAACTCCTAACAGGATCCTAAGCCAGTTGTGGCTTGAGGCTCAAAAAAGAGGACATGAACCCATGTCCTCAAGACACGCATGTGATTTTCTCTTCTCAGAGTTAGACAGGCACAAATCGGAAGCAGAAATGCTGCGCATTGAAATCCAGGAGATAAAAGATCAGAATTTATCTCTTCGTGCAGACATCAAAAGGATGATGTCGATACGACCGTGAGTGACGACCATAAAAGTGCAACTCTTGCATCGCTGATGATCATCATGAAAATACCTATCGAAAACCTTTATGGCAAATTTGAAAATTCAAACAATATTTTTCGTGGGTTGTATGGCAAGAAACGGTAGAGTGTCGGCGGGTGAAATCTTAAAATTTCACGGATGGAATTTCTGTGATAAATGATTAATTTGGTATAGAATATGGACAGAGCAAAAACTCACATACTTGATAGGCTTCGAGCAGAACTGATGAATCCTCATCAGCACAACAGGCAACTCCTCCAAGAAGCACACGAGGAAATAAGGATACTCAGAGACGAGGTGGTTAGGGCTTGTGCTCGAGCCATTGACGCAAGAACCAAGTTTGAGGGCAGGTTTGAGAGGCTTAAGGATGCCTCTTTTAGGGCTCTGATCACACTTGCAAAAGCATCAGAGCATTATGACAAGTCACTCAGCAAGGGAGACCCGCATGAACTCTGGGCGCTAGTAACCGAGGCATGTAAAATTCTTTATGGGTACATGGAGGACGAGGGCATAAAGATGGCAGAGCCCGAAGAATATCCTACCGATAGTGACCAGCCTCAATCGCCTGAAGCTGATCAAGAAGCGTCAAGCCAGTCTCGTCCCTGACTAGTCTTCCAACTCCTGGAGTCTGTCTCAAAATCCTGCCTGCCCCAATGGGTCTGCCAGTGGTCAATATGGGCATGACTGACCTGTAGTCTATGGTGCACTCCTCGCCACATGGTATTTCCTTTTTTGCGACGGCCCACACTGAGTCACCCCTTCGGTCCAGAAACATGTTCGGATCTTTGCTGTGGTTTGTGAGCCTACATGCTTCTGTCCTGCAACTGTCGTCACCACATGGGCAGATGATCTCGTATGTATCATCTCCCTTGCTGTATTTTTGGGGAGCAAAAATTCCCACACCATGTATGGGAGACCTTTTGCATATCATACCTGAATGCAGGGTTACTCCGTGGTTTTTTGAAGCCTTCATGAACCAGTTCACAAGGCTTTTTACCACCAACAGGGTCATCCGACCTCTTGAGACATGTGCCTTGCTCTAGAGATGATACCCATAACCTTGGCAACCCTAGTGTCATTCGGAGACATGCCTACGATTATAACCTCAATCTTGTCAAGGGCTTCTGTCAAGATTTCTTGGAATCGGGCCGCATGCAGGATCCTCTCCCCCTCGCGGGCACGAGCCTCTAGTACCATCTTACGGAGGCAGATGTGGTTATTTTCCGCCACCCCGTCTGTAGTGATGGCATGCATGGAAACTTCTTCTTCTTCTTCTTCTTCTTCTTCTTCGTGAGGTCGCCTCGAAGTCACGGAACCTGTCAGGATTTTCCAGGTGCTGGTGTGAGGTTGGCTGACGACACATCTGCCTTTCAGTTGCCTAAGTGATTTGACGGTCACGTTAGTCTTCTTGCTACGATTGTTGTGTGCTGTGTTCTTCATGACCCCAGAATCTTACGCCTGTCATGTCGTATGATTGGCCTGCATTGGCCTGCAGGGGAAAAACGGCAAAAATGGGCACAAGAAACGAAGGAGACGCAACTATGAGCAGGACGATTAGGCCGACAAAGTGTGTGGAGGTTCCACACATGACCAAAGAGCCAAACGAAGAAGAGCATCTTCCTCGGGATTTTGAACTCCCGATTGAACCGAACGAACTAGAGAACCCTGATAATACCTCATCTGAAAAGGAAGATGAAATGCTTTTTGTTGATGGAGAAACAACCATTAACGAACATCTAGAAGACACGATGCCGGGTCTAGGTGTAGGTTTTCTGTTGACGGGCTCTGGAGATCCGCCAACCAAGGGCATATATCTTTCACACGGGGACAGTCTGACCATCTCATCGACCATAAGTCTCTATGCTTCTTATGTTGAATACATCAGAGAGACCGACCTAGAACTGCACAAGCGTGCCTTAACATACAGTTCCGAGACGGCTGATCTACACCCAAGCGTTGTCTTGACCGATCAGTATGGGAATCCAATTGAGAGGTTTAGCGATCACGAAGACAGGGACGAAGAGGACGACAACCAGGATTATGAGTGAAGATCTTATATGACGTGGATGAATGCCTGGAATGGGGAGATAGATTTTGATAGAGTGTGCACAGGAGATGCTCTCACAGTTCTTCACGATGCCATTTCTCATCATCAAGAACTGTCTGCAGATCCGAATGTCAAAGCTCTCCTCAAATTGATATCCATGAGATTCTCGATCATGAACGAGATCATCAAGAGGCAGTCAAGAAAGATAGTTCAACTCCAGAGCATCAACCAATGCTCAAAATAACTGGGCGGCGAGTGATCGCCCGAAATCAATGCGCGTCGCTGCCGCCGCTCCGATTGATTTTTTGTTATGCGGCGGTGAATGTAGAGACTACATGGACACGAAAGAAGCATTCGAGGCGTTGAAGAAGGCGATTCAAGAGGACCACAGTTATGCGTGGAGTTGGCATTGCAATGTGGCAATGCCATTTCAGGATGAAGGTGGAAATCATGAGCAAGCAAATCGTGCCGCTGCGAGGTTCATGCAGATGTTGTTTGACTTGGACGTGACCACGTTCAAGGAATGGAAAGCGTTTCCGTGGGCGGGCAAGGTAGTCGCATAACAAAAAGATGGAGGCAGAAATGCCGAACCAGAAGAACAAAAACAAGAAAGTGTCTGATGATGCGAAGCTTAGATCAGAAAAGAAGAAGGCTGAGGAGCGCGTGACGCACATGATATTCAAAAAATTAGGCAACATCTACACTAGAAACATATTCGATGCTTTCAGACTGCTGCCGGATGAGCCGAAAAGATTGATTCTTCGCGCATATAGAATTGCTTTCGCAAAAGACGAGCGCAGGATGGCGGAGCTCGAAGAGACGCACCCGAAGAAAAACTGAACAACCAGATGAACTCGTTGGTTGCGGTGGCATCCTGAAAGGGGGTTCGCCACATTTGTATGGGTGTTTTTATGATGCAACGCCCATCCTGTAGGTGTTTTTGTAGGTCAGCAGTAAGCGTTTTATAGCCAACAGGTGCATACATAGCATATCTGTAAATGATCCATATAGATCGGAATCGTAGTACCATGGTGCAAAATAATTTAACAAACTGGTTCAAGGCTGCATCTGAATCAGATCGTGTTGAAGATCTATACGACAAGATATTAGCAATGGGGCCACGAAAACACCCTACTGGTCCACGTCATATTTCGTTGGCAGATGAGTACACCAGGAGATCAAAATTCACCCGCAGCATGAGTTGGGCAGTACCCACTCGAGAGGTCATTAGGCAGATAGTTAAATGGTCTTCTGGCGGAAAGATAATAGAGATAGGCGCAGGTCGCGGTCTGTGGGCAAAGTTGCTCAGGGATGAGGGCGCTTCGGTGGAAGCGAGTGATCCAAATCCTCCCGATGAGAACCATTTCTTCAAAAACTGGGATAATGAAGCAGATCGAGATGGGCATGTCTACGACCCGGTTGAGAAGATGAGCGGAGAGGAGCATGCCTCTAGGTCAGAAACTGGCGATACCCTCATGCTTGTGTGGCCCTACTTAGAAGATTCGGGCGATGCCGATTGGCAGGCATCTGCTGTCAGAAACTTCAAAGGTGACAAGATAGTTTTTGTGGGCGAGAGTGAGGGCGGAGCCACTGGATCACCACAATTTTGGCGCGAGATCAACAACAACTGGACAATCGCAGGTCATGCTGAAATACCACAGTGGTTTGGGATGCATGATTCGGTCATGCTGTTCAGGAGAAAATAATGCCCAACTGGTACAGAAACCTATCAAAATCTGCGCAAACAAAAGGCGACCGCAGAATATTCGACGAAGTTTCGCGTGCCATTAATGATGCAATTAGGTTTACTGGACAGCCACTCCATATGTTGCCATCATTCAAAGTGACCATATTCGGGTGGCCAGTGGTGGTCTACAACGGGACCAAAATTCCTGCCTTGGGCATGGCTGTTGACCATGCGGTGGCGAAACACTCGGTCTCTCCTGAAAATAGGAGAGACGATGTCCCTGCGGCATCCACGGCCGTGTGTATGTCATCATCTCTCAGCGCAAAAAAATCATACATGTACAGGTATGTTCTGTTTCATGAGTTGGTGCATGCTGCCCAGATACACAGGGCAAGGATGAGGACAGATGTAGATTTCGACAGCATGACTGATGCTGAAGTGGTGAGGGGGACAGCTGATGGCAGCCTGCCAAGGGCCATGAGCACCTTTGCAGACCCAGATCAGGGATCTCTACATGTTGAGTTCCATGTCATGATGATGCAGAATGCCGATGATGCGATATCGACATGGAGGCGCATGGTTTCAAATGGATCAGACATGACTATGGCTGAAAACAACGTTGTATCTGCCGCGAAGAGCAGACTTGCGGACCAGATGAAGTTATATCGCAAGATGGGTACGAAAACACTAACGGAAGATTCAAGGTGGTGGTCTGTGCTCAAGCCAGCCATGGAAGCACACGACATATCAATAGATTCCCTACCTAAAAAAGAAAAGTACAGGATATCAGACAGCGCATTTGACCTGCTGCTTAAAAGATACATCATCAGATGCGAATCCCTGATAAGATCTTCGGTCCGAGCTCTCAGCCAAACACGGAGAAAGTGAACCGTCTTGAAACCGACGGTGATGTGTCGTCAAGTCTGTTGATAAAGTTCAGGTAGAATGCCGGATTGCTGGCAAGATATGAGGTGTTGGCGCCTGCAGACAATGCATCGGCGTCTTGCTCTTGCGAAAGCCACAAGACAACCTTGCCATCTACAGATGGAGGGCGTGAGGTTCCAGAAAATATTGTTTTGCTGAAAACGAGAAGTCCGCCAACGGTTGATGCACCAGCGCTGTTGATAGGATGTAGACATGTCCCATCGGACATCGCTATTCCAGAAACGAAGAACACGCCACCCGCCTGTTCCCACCAATCTTTTGTGCTCATCATCACTATGCAGGAGAGTGGGTCGCTATCCATACCTTTCAGAAGAATTCGTCCGTAATTTGCGTCCCCTCCTGGGTTAGAATTTTTCAAGAATCCCCTCACCCTGACACCATCCGACTCCCCATCAGAAGATGCCAATGTCTCTATTCTGGAGCCGAATGATGTGTTGGAAGTTGACCTGGAATAGTATGGCGAGGAGATGTTTCTGTTGTCCGTTGCTGACAGATTGCCATCATAGGTAAAATCTAAATTATTGTTGTTTGGTCTTCTTGCCGCAACCCTTGGATGCTGCGAACCTATTCTGGCATGGACATTCCCATCGCATTTTACGAAGTTTCTATTGGCGGAACCGTCAGCAAACGACAAGAAAGTGCTTGTTGGGAATCCTGGAGAGGTTTCATTACCAGACAGCAAATTATTCATCATGTTGTCATTGATGATGTAGTAGACGGGAGTAACAGGAACTTCTGAAGACTGCGTACCAGTTCCACGAGTACCCAAATGTCCGAACATTTGAGATTGAGAGTCCACTCTGCCAACCATCTTGTTCTGAGATACAGAGCAGAGAACAGGCTTCGGCTCATTCGGGAATGTTGGAGCCGGATTGAGTGTGCCGTCAGAATTGGTTGTGCCTTCGGTGGATACAAAAAGATTGCCCAAATATCCACCAGTACCCGAGACATTGTTATACACATGGTTGCCTGTGATTGTTATGCCGCGATTCCTTGGAAGTCTTCTGCCTGCGTAAAAACTTATCACAGAGGTTCCAGCAGATATTCTGCTGTTATATAAATCAACTTGTTCATAAATACTAGGATTACCCCACGAGCGATCACCAGGAATGTCGCTGAATGGATTGCCGTCGCCTTCAATAGCTCCACTTTGCAACTTGGCAGTTTCAAAATGGAATATGTTATCGCACACCTGACCACATCCTATCTGGCAATTCATTCTGTTTCCGCCGCCTTCAACTGGCTTGATGGAGTTGTGGCTTATGTTGGCTTGTATTACAACTTCTTCCATTTGTGCCTTGACATCTCTCCCCTTGCAGTTTACAAAGTGGTTTCCCACTATGGATGCGGAGCAGTTGTCGTACTCCTCCAACCCCGAAGTGATCCTCCTATCTCCTGCGAATACGAGTATTCCATCCGCATCGGTGTTTGCCGATGCCCAGTAACCCCCAGTCCCAGATGGGATCCACACAACAGATGAACCTGGATTGCCGATGGCTTCCAATGAAACCTCGCCAATGATTGCTTGAGTCGTGGTGAGTGGTTCGTAATTACCCCACCCGTCCTTGTTGTAAACGTTCTCAATGTGGCAGTTCCTGACCGTCACTGTTTTTTGTCCTTGATAATCAACTATATTGCTATACTTTTCAGGGACATAATCAACTTTTGGTATGCTTTCAAAAGGTATGTCGGGGAAATCCTGTCCGACCGCTGCGCGGACGTCGGCCAACCCAGAAGGTGTCAATTTGAAATTTTTGGCATTTGGATTGACAAAAATCCCCTGATCAAGATTCGTCGTTTGATTTGTCACCACCCAACCGCCAACTGTAGCAAATCCCTCCTCTTCCCTGTTCTCTTGATGGTTTGCATTCGTGCAGTTGACAATGACGTTCCTGTTCGCCGTATTTTTCATGTAAGGGATTTGAGAAGGAACAAGCCTTGGATTACCTTCGTGTTCCTCTATAAATGTCGCAAGTTGGGGGTATTTTGATTGATAAGTTGGTGTGCGTATGTCTACGGTGTTCATGACCCCCTTCCAATCTTCAGAAACAAAAAACATCTGCCCATTGCTGCTGACCACCCAGTTGTAGGGACTGTACCCAACTATTCTAGGAGGTTCTGTGCCTTGTCCGTCTTCAAACCACCCGTAGTTTTGTTTGTTGAATATTACATCGCCTTGACTGTTTAAAAAAGTTTGCCAATATTGTGTGCTGTAATTTGTTGACCCATATGCCGCGCCACATTCAACAAATATATTGTCTTCGACGGTGTTGAAAACACCTCCATTGAAAAACACTGCACCAAATTCAGTTTTACAGCCATAGAACACATTTTCAGAAATGGTCTGGTTGCTGTTATTGCCGTCCAAGTAGACACCGATGGTGATGCCCGTGTATGTTTCGCAACTAGGATAGAGCAGCCCGTCAGAAAGCCTCTTGACAATGTTGTTGAAGAAATTATTCTTTACTTTATTGTTTATATTGGATATGTTTGCGCCGTTATAAATACAGCCCTGGTCATCCACATCGGCCAAAAGATTATGGAAATGGTTTAACTCTATGATGTTATCATTTCCATAGCACAGTATTGCTGTGTTTCCATCGGAAAAAAGGTTCTTAGATGCTTTATTTCCAACTCCGTTCATTATCAGTCCCGCAGTCTCGTTTGGTTTCAGCTTCCCCCATCTCTTTATGGAGCACTCGGTCACAACCTTATTTGCGGCCGTTAATGTCTGCCTGTTACCTCCAGTGTTGATGACTGCACTTCTGCCGATATCATACACTTCACATTTTTGAATGGTCACATTCTTGCCGCCCATGGCCGCAATCCCATCTCTGCGCATGTTGAAGACTTTGCATTTGTTGATGGTGATGCTTTCGCACATGTTGAGTTCGATACCCGAGCCAGTACAATCCCTGAATATTAAGCCTTCTATGCTCACATCTTTCACCTTGTGAAACTTGAAAAGTGACTTGAGTATGTCTCGAGTGTTCCAAAAGTGCTTAATTTGGGTTAGTGGAAGCGAACCATCTGTCGAAGTTCCTGGAGCCCATCCAGGATACGGGAAAATCGGACCATCACCGGACAATCCGGACTCCGTTTTGTTGGTCTCTGCGCGGTCTGCTGAGAGACTTTCTCCCTTCTCGGTTGGGCCTCCTGCGGCTCGGTGTGAAAGTCTTATGGACGAATTTGCATGTATGTTTTGCGGAGGGTAGAAGTACAACTTCTTCTCGGCGATGTCAATGAGATACTCTTCAGGTGCGTCAAGCTCTTCCGGAAGATTGAATGCATACCATCTGCGTTTGCCTGGCGATGAGAAGTAAGAGCCTTCTGGGTTTGGGGTTCCATCTGGATCGCACATCGTGTATTCCTGCAGCGCATATTGACTCTTCCCAGATCTCACAGTTATATGACGTGATGTCGTGTTGATGTTTACCACCCTGTAGACCTCGTCTGCCCAATCAAACCTCCAAAAACCATGGATCCATATTCCCGAAGCCACTGCAGATGTCCAACGGCTCACCACGCTGTCGTAGGAGGCTGGATATTCAAAAATTCCATCGACGAATGGTGCGCCTGATGGAGTTGTGGAGGAATTTTCTGTCCAAACAGCTGCTGCATAGATCCCTGATGTGCCACGTTCGACAACCGATTCGACATATGCTAAGTCTTCAGATGTATATCCGTTTCTTTCAGGGGTGACAATGTTGGGCCACCTGGCAACTGTCATCCTCTTGTCGTTGAAGAACAACTCGGGTATTGCGGGCAGGTCGGTAACGTACCCAACACTACTGCCATTGCCCCCTCCATTCCATACACTTGGCGGCGTGAATCCCAAGTCAAAACTGCTGAGATCAGCGACCATGATGTTGGGGCGGACATCGGGTTTTATCTTGTTCCACACAGTGGCGTCTTGAGTCTCATTGAGTGGTCGGAATGCCGAGGGGCTGATCTTTTCTGAGCCTGTGATCACCACCTCTTCGTTGCCATAGGCTTTGTACACTATCTTTTTGCCCGCCCTGCCGCTGTCGTCCTGATTCAGGTAGAAGACGGGATTTGCAAGGGTGCCAAGCATCTTGTACTCGCCACCGCGTATGAGAATGTGGATCTCTTTCCCGCTGGTGTCTTGACGGGCAAGAGTTGCTGCCTTTGACAGTGTCTTCACGGGGGAGCCGATGGTTCCACTGTTGGTATCATTGCCGTCTTTCACTGAAACATAGTAGAGCGAATGGTTGCTGGCGCTTGAAGTTTCGGTTCCTCCAACTGCAGCTGCATATATCACCATGCCGTGGCAACCAGAGATGGTCGTGACGCCACCAAAAGGATCTCTGCCAATATTTTTCACAACGCAGCCATCCACAACGACATTTGAAGACGATGTGTATATGTTCAACCCAACAGATCCGCCAACCGGATGCCTGGACGAGTCGTTGGACTGCACAATCGGGCTCTCTGAACCAGCTGTCGTATTCAGGGTGAGATCTGTGGTGGTGTTGTAGGGAATCCTTCTGGTATACATGTTTACGAACTGGCAACTTCTTATGGTTATCCTTCCACGCCCCTGTATGCCAGACCCACTTTGCGTGCCTCCGTATTGGTCTTGAATCAGCAAGCCGTTTCCGGCCCTGTTGTCCCCATCAATTTTCAAACCCTCTATGAGAAGATCTCCTCCCCCATTGACCAACATTATCATGGTTGACACCTGACTCATCGAGTATGGGGTGGCCGCGTTGAGCTGGTCGAGAGCAAGAACCGGATTGGGCAACTGGAAACCACACTTGATGGTGGCTCCATGACCAAATATCCTGGTACCCCTTCCTGAGGGCTTGCTGGGGTTGTCTAAAGACACCACAACCTGCCTTGGGTCGGCAACACCCCCAGATGGATCCGCAACTTGCTGCGCCACCGTCCTCCTGACACTGTTCAGCATGTAAACACCAGGTGGGAAATACAGCGTTCTTGATGGACTGTCAATACCTCCGAGGGCTTCAAGTGCAGCCACGATGGCAAGTCTGTCATCTGTCGATCCATCGCCTTTTGCCCCGAAATCCTTGACGGATATGAAGTCGCCAAGCCTCTGGCTGATCGACCTTCTGACAACCCCTGCCCTTGCGGTCATTGGGAGGTCTGCATTGACGAGAGGCCTGATGATGTCAATCTGACCGTCTCTTCTTATGTTTTCTGGTCTGTGGTCTCCAGAGCCATTATCCGTCAGTTCTTCTGGCATGCTGCCTCCATCAACCGAATCCAAAGAGGGTGAAAATTCTGGGTTGAGTGGTGGAGCTGGCAGAATCAAGATTGTTCGCTATATTCACATGTGAGCATTTCGTTGTGCTCAGCGCTCCAGCCTCTATGGCTTCTAAATCATATTCAAGAGTAATGTATATCAGCAATCTACCGGCGTCCGGATATGGACGAGCCTGCGATGCCGTCGTATCTACAAGGGTTGGGTGTATGTCTATTTGGTATCCTGGCTGACCACTTACGGGCGTCGCGGTGGTTCGACCAATCGGTATAACCTTGTTGCCATCGGTGGTGAACATCATGCTGGCATTGATGTTGAAGTTCGAGGTGAGCATGAAGGTTCTTCCACGTATGTCGAATCCTCTGGCCGGGAATTTATAGGCGCTGCCTAGGGGGTAGGGACCATCTGCGCCGCCGCCGCTGTTGAGTCTCGGAGAAGATTGGACAGACACCACCCCTCCTTCAGCAGAGGGATCTCCGAAAGATGACATTCGTGTGACGCAATTGCTGCTAGAGCCCGATCGTGAATGGAATGGCAAGCCTATTCCCACATTATCCCTTGCGGAAACATTGGCAAAATATGGCACTATTACGCCCGCATTGTACACGGAGCCTGCCGATGTTGTTGGTGTTGGATTCACAAAGTGCTTGACAACTTGTGGAGCGGTGCCCGAGTGAACATTTCCTCTCAAAACTATCGAGTTCACCGAGAAGGATCCACCTTGTCCTGCGAGAAATGCGTTTTCAATCTGGTTACACATGTTCTCACAAAAATTCCAATAGCATTCAGGTGCAGCACTTGCGCTGGTGCGGGACGTAATCCATGAAAAATACTTCATGGCGCCCAGACCAACCACCTTGTTGCCAACGACGGTTCCCATCAAGACTTTCTTTTTGGGATTGGGGAAGTTGATGTCTTCAGAACCGTCAAGAAAGCAACCAATCTTGCCCATACCCGGGTCAACATTGTTGAAAACATGATTATCCCTCACGGTAATTGCCCTGATCCGAGGACTTCCAGTGTAGAAGCTTATGACTGTTCCGGAACTCTTCGCAGGCCCTGACCAACCGCTGTCGTTCTCGTCCCAGAATGGGTTGCCATCCCCCATTCTGTTGCCTGAAGCATCTTTGGCTTCTTCAAAATGAAATATGTTGTTTGAACATATCCCACAACCGGTCTCGAAGTTGAACCTGGTTCCACCACCCAAGATGGGCTTGACGTACAGATGGCTTGTGTTGCCTGTTGCGACAGTCTCATCGTTTTGTATCCTGATGTCTCTGCCTCGACAATTTACAAAACTGCACCCAACGATGGAGGCCGATGTCCTGACATAGTCTCTCGTTGTTTCCTCTAACCCGTTGGGATCTGGCTGACCTCCGAAAATCTTGAGACCATCGCAGTCAACATTCCTTGATCTCTTTACGTTGTCTAGCCATGTGACCCATCCACCATCTACCGGCCATTGAACTGCCGTGTCAACATCGGCTGGTTCTTCACTGGTGATGTTTGAGAAGTGGCAGTTGGTGACGCTCACACACCGTGGAGGATAGTAGGTGACGGTACCCGATTCGGTTGTGCCAAATGACTGTATTATGATCCCGCAACTGCCATAGACCAAGGGTGTTCCTGCACCCCTCTCCCTGCTGATGTCGGCGACCACGCAACCGTCCACCACGACAGACTTGCAGCAGCAATAGATCGTCATTCCAGTTGCTTCACCTGTCGCGATGTTCTCATGAGTACTCCCTTGACCATCCGATCGGGTGGGAAGTTGGGACAGGTCTGCAGAGCCAGTTCTCTTTTTGAATCCACGCAGAAATCTGCAGCTCCTGACGGTGATCTCTCCCCTGCCGTATGGGTCATTAGAATTGTTTACAGGGTGACCTGATCCATCGTTGATTCTGCAGCAGTATATGGCCAAGTTGTTGCCGTCAAAAGTCAGCCCCTCAAGCAGGGTGAATCCCCCCTGAGTGTTGAGCAGAAATAAAGTTTCTATCTGTGTGCCCCTTGGACTCCCTGACGGCGGGTTCCAGTCGCATCGTATGGTCGCGCCCTCGCCCAAAATAAAAATGTCCTTGCCAAGCGCCACAGTTGCATTGATGCAGTGACTCCATGTGGTCGTACCTTGACCACCAGGCGTCCTCATGCTGTACACGCCTTGCGGGAAGAACAGGGTTCCTCCTGTGGCGCCAACGGCATTCATGGCAGCCTGGATGGCAGCCCTGTCGTCAGTCAGGCCATCGCCAACCGCACCATAGTCCTTCACCGATATGAAGTCTCTGATTTTCCCATCTATCTGCCTTGCAACTGCCCCTGCCGCCGGGGCCGCAGGGGTGACAGTGGGCAGGTCAGCGTTGGTGAGCGGAACCGTGTAGTCGAGACCAGATATCCTAACGCTATCAGGCATCTGTCTTCCTCCACATCTTTTCGCGCTTGATCATCCTGCTCACTATGGGGTTATCAAAATGTCTTTCTTCTAAAGCTTTCTGAAACATATCCAGACCACCCAGATCAACACGCTTGTCCGTGATGATGAGTCTGATCAAATCACTCATTATAAATTCACCACGATGAAATCCCAAATCTTGAAAGAAAAGGGACAATTCACCCTCTGAACGACTTTTTAAAACATTTATCACCCATTCCGCCTTCATCCCAACGGTGGCATTGGGGTGGCGTACTGCAGTCCATCGAACCGTCGTGCTATCATCTTTCGATGCCTTCATCAGCACTTCAGTGGTTGCATTGCGATTGGATGCTGCAGCCACTCGAACACCGTCATACCCATCTTCCAACGCCTTCATCAAGACTTCAGCGGTTGCATTGCGGTGGCCTGCTGCCTCCTCTCGAACAAGGGGTCTCTCATTCCCCAACGCCTTCATCAAGACTTCAGCGGTTGCATTGGGGTGGCTTGCTGCCTGCCAGGGAAGATCGGTAAAATCTTCCAATGCCTTCATCAAGACTTCAGCGGTTGCATTGGGGTGGATTGCTGCGTTCGCACGAACCCTCCAATCCGTATCTTCCAACGCCTTCATCAAGACTTCAGCGGTTGCATTGGGGTGGATTGCTGCGTTCGCACGAACCCTCCAATCCGTATCTTCCAACGCCTTCATCAAGACTTCAGGGGTGGCATTCGGATCATCTTCCATGGCAATCTTATGACCACCGAGCCCCAGTGTTGTCCCGTCATGTGTACCCGATGCGTGATGAAACCTATATCCCTGACGAGACAGTCCCTCCCAATGGGGGGTCTTCTCCTCTCCAGTGAGGCCATGTGTGCTAGACTTGGCCTGTCTGTACCAGCCAACAAGATCAGGCATCTGTCTTCCTCTTATTCTTTTCGATCCCTATCATCCTGCTCACTATGGGGTTATCAAAATGACTTTCTTTTACAGCTTTCTGAAACAGATCCAGTTCACCCAAACCAACACGCTTGTCCGTGATGATGAGTCTGATCAAATCACTCATTATAAATTCACCACGATGAAATTCCAACTGTCGAAAGAAAAGGTACAATTCACCCTCTGAACGACTTTTTAAAACATTTATCACCCATTCCGCCTTCATCCCAACGGTGGTATTGGGGTGGTATACTGCAGACATTTGAATATTTATGTGCTCATTTTTTAGCGCCTTCATCAGCACTTCAGTGGTTGCATTGCGGTTGGATGCTGCAGCCGCCTGAACACAGTAACTCATATCTTCCAACGCCTTCATCAAGACTTCAGCGGTTGCATTGCGATTGGATGCTGCAGCCGTTCGAATACCCGAATCAATATCTTCCAACGCCATCATCAGGACTTCAGTGGTTGCTCTGCGGTTGAATGCTGCCTGCCAGCGAACATGGGGATCCCTATCTTCCAACGCCTTCATCAAGACTTCAGGGGTGGCAGTCAGAATTTCTGCTGTAGTCTGTCGAATCGTTGCGCTCTCATCTTCCAATGCCTTCATCAGCACTTCAGTGGTGGCATTGGAGTTGCGTGCTGCATGGAAGCGAACCGACAAATCACTATCTCCCAACGCCTCCATCAAGACTTCAGGAGTGGCATTGCGGTGGGATGCTGCCCTTCGGCGAACATATTCATCTTCGTGTCCCAATGCCTCTATGAGCACATGTTCGGAGGCATTGGGAGGCAAATATGCGGCTGCAGCAAGTAATCGCGCTGGATCATCTTCCATAGCAATCTTATGACCACAGAGCCCAAGTGTTTCTCCGTCATGTGTGCCAAGCTTGGCCTGTCTGTACCAGCCAACAAGATCAGGCATCTGTCTTCCTCCACATCTTTTCGCGCTTGATCATCCTGCTCACTATGGGGTTGTCAAACTTATAATCTTGTACAGCTTCCTGAAACATATCCAGACCACCCAGATCAACACGCTTGTCCGTGATGATGAGTCTGATCAAATCACTCATTATAAATTCACCACGATTAAATTCCAAATCTTGAAAGAAAGCGAATATTTCACTCCTTGAACGACTTTTTAAAGCATTTATCACCCATTCCGCCTTAATCCCAGCGGTGGCATTGCGGTGGCATGCTGCAGTCCATCGAACCGTCGTGCTATCATCTTTCGATGCCTTCATCAGCACTTCAGTGGTTGCATTGCGGTTGGATGCTGCAGCCACTCGAACACCGTCATACCCATCTTCCAACGCCTTCATCAAGACTTCAGCGGTTGCATTGCGGTGGCCTGCTGCCTGCAAGCGAACATCGGTATTCCAAGCTTCCAACGCCTTCATCAAGACTTCAGGGGTGGCATTCGAACCATCTTCCATGGCAATCTTATGACCACAGAGCCCCAGTGTTGTCCCGTCATGCGTGCCAAGCTTGGCCTGTCTGTACCAGCCGAATTGAACCTGGACATCTGTCCCTGATGATCTCAAGCCGTCTTGCCTCGCAGTTCCACGAACTTGCATGGGGATATCACTTTTGCTTCCTAGGCTTCTGCTGATTTTTCTTGCCGCCGGGTTGACCAAGCCCCTCCATACGGCGGAAGACGATGGCATTGACATCCATTCTCGCTATTTCTTCTTCCGTCAAGCCATGCAGGCGCAACCTCTCCACAAAGCGGTCACGCTCGCGTATGAAAGCCTCATCAATAGTGATGTCATCATCATCATCATCATCATCATCATCATCATCATCTGACGATGCTTTCTTGTCCATCAATGGGAAGTCTTCGGGGTACATTATTTTTCCCTCTATGCATCCATCACCTGCGAGTTTGGCATTGGCCAGGCGGTGGGAGCCGTCGATGATGTAGCCATCGTGGTCCACCAGGATGGGGAATTTCATGTCTGCGTGTTCCACCCTCTTTGTGAACTGGTCTGACGGGTTCTCCATCAATTCACCGAACATCCCCTCAGATGTTTCCGTGTTGCTGTTGATTGCCACCAACTTGTCCACATACATGTCATAAACGGGAAGGTCTTCGGCAGCCTTGATGAGATCTTTCACCCTCCATCTGCCATCTATATTTTCGTAGCTACCATCTTCAGTGGGGTTATAGGATGGCATCCAACCGGAGCTTGATCCGACCTTCTCCCATGAATCGTGGTCAATCATCGGATTCTCACCTTCTGACCTGGCTTGATGCCGGTTGGGTCTTTGATGCCGTTGAGTCTTGCCAGTTCAACCCACCTGCGCGGGTCACCAAGGTGCTCCCGTGCAATTCCCGAGAGCGTCTGACCCTGCCTCACGACAACAGTGTCATCGCCAACCTCTTCCTTCGTCTCAGGTTGTGGGTCTTCAGTGGCGGCCGTCTGACCGCCAGCACGCATCTGGGCCACCAGTTCGACTGCTCGACCCTTCACCTGTCCCCTCCACTGGGATTTTTCCATCTCGGCTGCCGCAGCAGCCCAATCGCCAGCCTCGACAGCGGCGCGCATCTTCTTGAAGCCTGAAAGTTTGTGGCCACCAAGGTTGAATGACATGTTCACCAGAACCTCCTGAATGCCCTCCGGGAGGGAATCAAAGTTCCTGAACAAATTTCTGGCGTCGGCAATTGCAGTCTTCAAATCTGCATTGGCAAGTTTCCATGCCTCTTCTCTCGTGATCGGTCTCCGACCAGACATCACAGCCTCTGCATCAAGACCTGCTGCCATCAGCAGGTCTGCAGCATTCTTGCGCTCCAGGTTGAATCCAATGCCCACGGACAACACGCCCCTGCTGTCTCTGTATGTCTTTGGGCTGAAGCCCTCGTGTCTCTCAAGGGTCTCCAAAAATTTCGGGGATGGGGTAAATGAAGAAGCCGCAACCTGAACGGGCGCCTGAGCCTCACCAGGCTGAGCCCCATCAGATTGAGAAACTGAACCACCCATTGCCAGCGCTGCTGCCAGCCCAAGCGGTGCCAAGATGCCTGCCTCTTTTGCATGCCCATACCAGTTCTTTTCCATGCCATTCATTTCGGCACATGGGGTTCTGAACCTCCAAAGAAGGATGTGGTAAATCACCAAAAGGATTGCCTTGGTGGGAGGGCGTACCAAAATGGTTCATAAAATAGAAATGATGGATCAAGAACAAAAACATGCCCGACGACATGCCCTCTTGTGGATCTACTGGGTTTTTGAAAAAAGAGTAAATCCCACCCTTAATGAGCCAAACGGGGCTGCAAGGAGCATAGATATGCTGTCCTCTGAGTTTCCGAAACTCGTGGAGGCAAAAGAGATTGCGAAGACGGGTGATATGGAAGGGGCCCTTGATGTAGTCAGGGAGGTTATGAGAGATGAGGGTGTCTCTGAAGATGATCTGATAAATTATAAAATTCCCAATAACAATTGGTGGCTGAGGGCATCTCCTGAGGAGAAAAGGACCAAGACCAAGCCATGCCTGAATGGCAAGGAACCGAGCAGGCAGACCACCGTCACCATCGCACAGATGGCAGAAGAGGACATCAACCCCGATGTGCTGCAGTGGCTGAACACCAAGATCGGGGACAGGACACCGCTAGAATGGCTGGGTGAGTGTCCTCAGAGAGACACCCCGCTCCGGCTGGAGAAGTTCCCCTTCTCAAGCGCGGGCAATAACATAACGTCCATCAAGTTGCCCAACAATGACCGTATCATTGGTGTGACCCATGAAGGCTTGGATGTGTTCAATATTGTGTGGACAGGAACCCACGCCCAATATAACGCCATCACAGGCAAGGCCCCCCGCAGCAGAATTCAGGAAATCGCCAGCAGGATCCCGAGAAAGGTCATGTGGGCGCCTCCGGTTTTCTTTAAGAAAACGAAAGTGTCACACCATGAACCATCGAGCATCAAGACGGCTGATGCGTGGACAGAAGGAGGGGGAGACTGCTTCCTTGCCACAATCAATGCTATTGTCAAGAGGCATATGGATGGTCACAGCGGAGACATGCTGGTTCATGGTCTGGTGTGGGGAAGGGGGGGTGCAAGTGGGCACAGGTTCCCTCACGCCTGGATCGAGAACTCTGAAGATGTGTGCATCGACATGTCGAACGGCAAAAACATCACCATGCCATGTCAGATTTATCATGCGCTCGGCGGGATAAGGAAGGATCAGGCGGGCGCATATCGAAGGTACACCATAGAAGATGTGGGCAAAATGATTAAAAGATACGGACACGCAGGTCCATGGGGGTTGGACGAGAGTCTCCAGAGAGTCCCCGGTGATCGTATGGACGACGGAGATGTCTCTCCCACAAAACGACAGCGAACAAAGAAGGCACAGTCTTCACAGCTGCCCAAGAAAACCATGCACATCATGCGTGGAGTGACTGGCTATGGGAAGAGCACACTCTGCAGGCGCATGGCACGCGAACTTGGCGAGGCGGGCGCATCAACCGTCATACACTGTCCCGACGATGCCCACATGACCGCCCCAACTGACGAGCACCCAGATGGCACATACGAATTCAAACCACAGATCCTTGGGGTGATCCATGCAGAAAATCTGCAGAACGCCATACGTTCCATGGAACGCGGTGTTGACCATGTGTTCATCGATGCCACCAACCTGCTGCTGGAGCGGATGAGGCCGTATGTCGAGGCTGCCATCGAAAATGGCTACCAGGTCAACTTTATTGATATGCACGAGCAGCCAGGCGTTCCAACCCATCAGGAACTCATGGAGCGCCACAGGCTTCGTGGAGAGCGGATACCAGGGTTCGACCTGAGTGACATCGTGGGCAGGATGGAGGCGCAATACCAGCCATTCACTGGCAAGACCAACGAGGAGCGGGTGCAAGAAATTCTCGATTCCCGCAATAAAAAATGAACAGGAACACACACACGCAAATCAAAATGTCAAAATCTCAGTGGCAGCAGATCGGCATGAAGGCCGAATGGCTGAAGACTTCTTCCGAAGGGGCAGGTGATCACCGCCCGATGGATCCATAAACACAGACACCACGAGGGAAATTTAATTTCGACCCTGACAAGCTGCGAGGGATATCAGACGTGGGTGGGATCGTCAGCTCATCAGGGGAAGAGAAGAGATCTTCCTCCGTTGGAATGTCGCCAACGACATCAATTTTTTCCGCATCGGCAATCTACATGCAACACAAATTATCACAATCTGGATGGCGACGAATAGGAAAAGAAACAGGCTGGCTGAAGGAAGCAGGCAACAAGCTGGGCGACCTGATCGAAGCAAAGATTGGGTGGGCCCGCACTACCAAAGACGACAAGTACGGTCGAATGCTTGTAGAGATATACTCAGACTCGTCTAGTGCGTCTTTGAATTCTTTGATGATAAATGAAGGCTATGCTTGGGGATACATGGGAGAAACCAAAGCAAAAGACTTTACTTTGTTAGATCAAGTGCGTATAGAAGCGAAAAATAAAAAAGAAAGATGGGGAGAATCCTAAGTCCTAAGTTTGCTGGCATATCCTACATAATTGATATGAATAAAGATAAAACTATAGTTAGATTGATGTCAGAAGAAAATCCCGAAGGAAAATGTCCTTATATTGTATCTTTACCAGAAAAAAAAAGAGGATGGATGGATGTCAACAATGGTCATGCATATCGTTGCTTGCCTTTGAGTGTTGCAAATGGTTTTGGGTGGGAGATTTTAAATCCAATATCTTTTGACGCAACATGGAATGGAGATATTGGATATCAAAATGCCATTAAATTTAATTTCTGTATAGAAAGTGAAGAAGATAATACCTTCATCAAAAAAAATTCTATAAGTTCTCACTTTGGAAATGGTATAGTAACATTTTCATATCTTGGATTTATTTTTAGAACATCCGAAGGACATAACCTATTTGTAAAAGGACCAACAAATCATTTTAAACATGGCGCCCAAGCACTTGAGGCAATAGTTGAAACTGATTGGCTTCCTTATACATTTACATTGAATTGGAAATTGACAAAACCCAACGAAACTGTCCAGTTTTTCAGGGGAGAACCACTGGCTACGATTTTTCCAATTCCAAGATATTATCTTGAATCATTTGATGCAATAGATCAAAGAGAAGATCCAAACTCTGATTTTGCAAAAGAACATAGAAGTTGGGCACAAAAGAGAGAAGAAATTAAGTATGATGCAAACTCCAATCATTCCTTATACACTAAGGGCATTGAGAGTATGGATTCAAAGAAAAAATTTGAAAATCACCAAAGATCAATAAATGGGTGTCCCTTCCATAGAAAGGAAATAAATAATGGAACAATTTCAAGCGAAAACAATTAATGGATTCTTGAGTAAGAGTGAATGTGAAACACTATTAAATTATGCAAAAACCACAGATATGTGGAGACCAATTCCAAATAATTTTTGGGACAAAAGAACTATAAATTATAGAGATTTGCCAAAAAACATTAAAGAGTTGTGTAAAGAAATTATTTCAAGATTACAAATAACACTTCACAATGAATATAATTTGGAAGAAAAAGTATATCCAGATACTTTAGATGTTGTCCGTTGGTTTGACGGAATGAAACAGATTCCACATTGTGATGATATGTCTGATAATGAAGAACAGCATAAGTTATTTGGTGAAAGATATTTTGGTTGTGTAATTTATTTAAATGACGATTATCAGGGTGGTAAAACATATTACACAGAACACAATTTTGAAGTAACACCAAAGGCAGGAACAGTTGCAATGCATTTGGGTGATTGTAATCACAGACATGGTGTTACCGAACTAAAAGGAAACACTAGATATACTCTTGCTAGTTTTTGGGGTTTCAACAAAAATAAGGAAATACAATGAAAAAAGTATGGTCAATAGTAGGAGCGGGTAAAGGAAGTTCTGCGTCCAACCGCACACGCCAAAAGACCCAACCGCACATGAATTTCAACCTGTCAAAATTCCAAATCATAAAAAAACCGGCAGACGAAACCAGAGAGCATACACTGCTCGACCTGTATCCAGAAGGAGAAAGAGAAGCCATCAAGGAGTACGGAGACACAAACCTCCAAGAAGCACAGGGCGTAACCAAGCTTTATCCTGAACGGTTGCGGCTTGAGGAGGCGGGTATGGACGCCCTTGCTGTACATATTTTCAGAGAGATGCAGAAAGAAAGGGCAACCGGAACAAAAAGAGTGTCAGAAAATCTCCAGCTACAGGGAGAGGCCGCAGTAGATAAACTACGCATAGAACAGCGAGACAAGCCCAAATTCAAAAGACTGCTTGCACTCACCGCCTTTCACCCAAACCCGTATGTGAGATTCATAGGGATACGCGATTTCGGGAAAGATATATCAGATCTCCATGTGAAATACCTCGTCAACGATCCAAACACAGAAATACAGTCACAGGCACAGTGGGAGTCTAAACGCAGAGATATGGGTGATCATAACTCTTGACAAATTAACCGTCAGTGGGCAGTTCAGACATGTCGTGGAGGGCACTCTGTGGTACGAACCATGCTGGCGGCCTGCCGCCGTATGTCTTCTGACCATGTGGATACTTCTCTGATCCACGCAGCCAGCCAACCACCCTGAATCTGCACCCATCACCAACCACCAGAACATAAATTTTGTGGTCCGAATCGTCGTTCCGCAGGATCAAGTCAAAATCATCCCTGCTCCTGGTCCTGACCTCATAATTTCTCACATCTGGGGTAGACCTGAATGTGTTGACAGTCAGAGGATCCGAAGATCCGATGAACTTGCGGAAGGCAATCTCGCCTTTTGCCCCGAGGATGTGGTATTCTGAGTTCTTGTGACCAGCTGCTCCGTGTTTGTCGAGCAACCCCATCTTCTGAACGCCATCCATCCTGCGTTGGGCAAGGCTATATGCCTCGGCCAGTTCGTCCCTGTCCAACACCACATGATTTGGTGCTATGTTGTTGTGATTATTTGTGATGTTGTGATGATCCATTTTTTTACTTGTGTTGAGTTGTGATGTTGTGATGATCCATTTTTTGACGGGTGTTGACACCGAGGACTGGCGACCGTTGTGATAACCCATTTTTTGACGTGTGTTGACACCAAGCAGCTTCAACCAGGAGGTTCTTGCGAAGTTGTGATAACCCATTTTTTGACGGGTGTTGACACCATCCCACGCGCTCGACCTAACCGCTATTAGTTGTGATAACCCATTTTTTGACGGGTGTTGACACCTAGATCGTGATGGAACCGCTCTTGCTTTTAGTTGTGATCACCCATTTTTTGACGGGTGTTGACACCTTTACCCAAATGTTGTGATCACCCATTTTTTTTGACGAGTGTTGACACCTTGAGCTGGCGCTCAGAGAGATACTGTTGTGATAACCCATTTTTTGACGGGTGTTGACACCTTTAGCTGGCGTTCCGACAGGTGTTCATGGTTGTGATAACCCATTTTTTGACGGGTGTTGACACCCAATACAGATTTGGAGCACCTCCAAGTAGGTTGTGATCACCCATTTTTTGACGGGTGTTGACACCACCAGCTAGGCATCATGCAGGTACACGAGGTTGTGATCACCCATTTTTTGACGGGTGTTGACACCTCAACCCTGAGACTCGGCAACTCAGTTGTGATCACCCATTTTTTGACGGGTGTTGACACCTTGATCGTGATGGCTGCCGCACACTCATCGGTTGTGATCACCCATTTTTTGACGGGTGTTGACACCCTAGACTTCTAGATCTTTCCCAGCTCATCTGTTGTGATCACCCATTTTTTGACGGGTGTTGACACCACAGCTCTTTGAGCCCTGGGGGTGGGAGAGGTTGTGATCACCCATTTTTTGACGGGTGTTGACACCATAAGATGGGTAATGCCCTAGCGGGCACCCCACGTGTGTGGAGTGCTTTACCCTGCAACCATTTGATGTTGTCCACAAACAGGCTGATGCCACATGTGGATCCAAAAAAGAGGCGTGCAGTTTCCAGAGCTGGGTATTTCAGGAGATATTTTTGGATATCACCCCGCAGAAAGTTTTTTGTGCAAATCGGTTATGATCTGCACGAACTTCCCGAATGGGATGACCCCTCCAAAGACAGGTCCCTGCCGACCCCCATCATCACAAGCTGGGTCGGTGCCGCAGTAGAGGTGTTTGAAATCTCTCATTGCAGCATCCCTGTTGATTTTTGTACCGTCGATATTCGGATGAGAAAGATTGAGAGCAGCATAGAGGTCTCTGTCAACGGTCACACCGTTCCTGACAATTTCCCTCACGTCTGCCCCCAACTTAGTATACGCACGTCGTGGGTTCTTCTCAAAAATATCTGTGCCAGTTGCTCTGTATTTTTTCTGATCAACCAGATACAGATGCCCCTCTGAAACCTTCATGGGGTTTTTTCTCAGGTCAATCGATCTCCTTCCGCATCTGTTTGAAGCTACGAACATTGCGTTTCTGAATGCCCCAGGAGAACCGCGCTCCACGCCGCGTCCGTGGTCTTTTGCCCAGCCCGCAACATCTCCGCCCTCCGAAAACAGACGGCCGCCGATGCAGCCGATGAAGGTTGCAACCCTGTTGCGGAGGTTTTTTCTGGCCTCTACGATCTGACCCTCTGTCCTCTTCATCCTGCGATGCACATCTCTCACTCTCGCGGTCCAAAACTTACGCTGCAGGCGTTTGCCCTCCCCCCACGCACCACCTTCGCGGATGATCCCCAACTCTGTTGCTCGGAGACGACACCCCTCGCTGAACCTCTTTTGTTGGCGCAGCAGCCGCCTCTCGCGTCCTCTGCACTCTTCAACGGTTGATAATTTTCCGGCGAACACAGTGAGACCAGTCGAATCATCAACAATGTTTACCGAGACGGTTTCAGTACCCAGATCAACACCAACGGTGCATCCAGGGAGAAGATTTTCCCTGTCACGCAACTTTCTGCATGAGTAGAGGATGTGCACATACCACAGCCCGCGATGAAAAACTGGCATGACCGCACGCACCCTGCTCACAACCTCCCTGTCCCTGATGATGTGTACCAGATCGTCGCGCTGCCTTCCTTTGTCCTGCCGTGGATCCCTCAGGGAACACCTGATCCTGTGAACATTCTCAGGCCGGTCTCCGATGATCCTTCTGCTGGCACCACTCCTCCGCACAAGGAGGTAGAATGTTCCATCACTCATCAAAACAAGCCTCCCACCGTTCAGAGAGGTTGTCCTGTCGCCAGTGCCGCACCGATGTCTGCGTCCTCCCCGACGCAGGCGGAAACGGTTTCCGTGACCGCTGTTCCGGATGCCGTTTGAGAAATTTTTACCCACCTCCTTTGCAATTTCGCACACATTTGTTGGGGAGAGGTGAGCTCCGACCCACCCGTCGAGGATGTCACCACCCGCCCCATCATCATGCAGGCCCCACACGTGGTCTTCGACCTCACACCAACGTTTACCACGCAGTAGCGCCCTGGTGAAATAGTGTGTATTCCCCTTGTACGAGCCCCACCTCTTGCGAAATTCTTCGAATGCGGCGGCGAGCGGCGTGTCCGCGCCCGCTCCACCCCCCACCTTCCCACCGAAGAGTGAATCCCCCAGCCGACGGCACCCCTCGTCAATTTTCGTCCGCTCCCTCTCAAGTTTTTCCACCCCCTCCACATCCCCCGCCAGCCGTGCGGTGCGTATCAACCCAGAAACCTCTCTCCTGCGCCTCACCATCCCCTTCCACCTGTCAACCTCAACCTTTCTTGCGGCCCCCGACACACCCGATGCCCCTGCGTACAGGACATTCTGCCGCTCCTGGGACCCATTTGCAAGGTTGCAGTGGTGGTTCAACTGGTCAACCGCAGTTTTGTAGACATGCGCGCATGCGAGCTCCCTGTTTTGCAGACATTTCACCGCAGCTGCATCCGGATGGATCGGCAGAATCATCGATTTGTGAAGTGGTTCTGAAGAATTCTTATTTTTTGCCCGGCGTTCCTTTGTCGTCTCCCCAGCGCCCGGCGGGGCACCCTGGTCTGAGTTCCAAACCTCAACCACACCACCATCACGGGGTGACTCCACACCAGCTAACCCTGCAATCAGACGTCCGAGCCTGCGGTCATCCATGATTTTCTTTTTATGTCTACCCATGCCCAAACTATACGGGCGGCGACCCCTCAAAATGACCCCATCCGACCCCGACGCCAGATTCCCCCCGTAACAGTCCCCACCGGATCCCACCACCTGTCGAGAAAAGAGAACATGAGACCCTTCACCTCATTCTGGCAGAAGTTGGGGGGCATCCGCTGGCGGTTCCGTTTTGTCCGCAGCAGCGAGATCCCCAACGACAGGTGGGCCGACTGCAGCGACCCGTCCGACCCCAAGAGACAGATCAGGGTGCGTCAGGTTCTCAGGCGCCGTGCGAAGCTCGAGACCATCATCCATGAGGCCCTCCATGCCCAGTGGCCAGACGCGTCGGAGGAAACGGTCAGCCGCCACGGGCGCGAGATGTCGCAACTCCTGTGGCGGTGCGGGTACAGGCAGGTTGACGACCCCTAGAGGTCAAAAAATCCCCAAAAAATCCCCAAAAAATTCCCAAATTCGGGGTGTCAAAAACACCCACCCACAAATTTTCGGGGGTGAAGACATCTCCACCCCCAAAAAAAGACACCTCCACCCCAACGGAACCACCCCACCCAACACCTCTTCATCTCAGCCTCAATTTTCTTCTCCTCTTCTTCCCCAGAGCCCTCTTGGGAGATGGGTGACGGGATTCCAGACGGGGCAGATACATCAGAAGCAAGATGCGTACAATGATGGGGTAAGATATGTATGTATAGGGGAGAAAAGAGAGGGAGCAGATCGTGAAAAATAGAACCAATGCAGAAGGAGAGAACTCCATAGGAGGGCTTTCTCTAATCTCCATCATCACCATCTGTGCACTCATGCTTTTTCTCCTGGTGGGTGGATGTCCCAGCACAGACCATCCCCACCACCCCGCCGGAGCATCCTCCCCACCGTTGCTGGAGGAGACCCCGCCACAGAACCCCCCTGCCCAAGACGAACCCCCTGCCCAAGACGAACCCATCCTCGGAGATGAATTCACCCCCGAAGATGAACTGCAGAGCATCATTCTGCAGAGCATCATTCTGCAGACCTTCATCCTGCTGAACATCATTCCACCCCAAGAAGAAGAAGAATTGTTCAAAAGTACCCCCATGCTGCAGGGCATTCCGTCGGCAGAACCCCCACGGGAAGGGCGAGAGTGGGATGTAAACCTCAGCGTCCGGGCAGAATCATGCCCGCCAATCGCCACCCTCAAGAGGTAGAGACAACCATTGCACCTCCCCACGCCGCCAATGAGGGTGACAGCCCTCCTCCCTTGGGGGGTCGATGGGACGACCCAGGAGCTCAAGGGGACCCTCATCCAGCTCCACCTACCGCCAGGAGGGGCAGCGGGTGCA